TAAAAAGGTTGACGTAGTTTCATACAGAGAGATTATGGAGGCTGTAGATGGGGTATAAGTACAAAGAGCCTAGACCGGATCCTCCGGAGTATATAGCCATGTGTCAGACCTGCACTCGCCCTGAGTGTAACGACTGTATAGGCAGAAGACACGGCGGAGGAGCAAAAGCAAAGCTCTATCCGTACAAAGGAAGGCTCTTAACAGAGAAAGAATGGAACAAAGTAAACAAAGTGAACACCCTAACGCGCACGCGCGCCCGCGCGCGTAAATAGAAAGGAGTCAAATTATGAGTAAAAGTGGATCGCCTATAGCGAGAGTAGATCTTGCGGAAAAGCTTGCCAGAAGGAGTAGATCAGATATCGTTTTGATGGATATTGATAACCTTTTTCATCATCCGGCTAACCCTAGAAAAGATATCGGAGATATCGAGGAGTTAACCGACTCCATCAGAGAAAATGGAGTTATGCAAAACTTAACTATCATTCCGCAGCAATTCTGGGATGATATATGGGATGAAGACGACGTAGAGGAGATCAAAAAAGATGTAGAGGACGATTTAGCAGTTGATAATGTGGGTACATTCTTCTACGTCCTGATCGGTAACCGTCGTTTTGAAGCTTCTAAGGCAGCGGGACTTAAAAAGCTACCATGCCGTATTGTGTATGGACTCTCGAAGGATAAGCAGTTAGGCTTGATGCTTGCCGAGAATATCCAAAGAACAGACCTTACTATCCCGGAGCAGGCCTACGGATTCCAGCAGATGCTAGAGCTAGGAGAAGACGTAGACTCTATCTCTGATATGACCGGCTTTTCAAAGTCAACCATTTATCACAGGCTAAACATAGCAAAGCTCGATAAGGCAGCGGTTGAAGATGCTATCAATAATCACCAGCTTAACATGAATGATTTTATTAAGCTTGAAGGTATCGATGACGAGGAAGAACGCAACAAGATTATCAAGGACTACCCGACACAGATCGACTACCGCGTAGACCTCTACAAGAAAGAAAAGGCTAAGGAAAAGTGGCAGAAAGAGATTTTTTCAAAACTTCAGCAGGAGTTTCTTGTGGAGAAGTTTCCGGAGGACGCCCGCACATGGGATAAATGCTGGAACCTGATAACAAGGCTTGCAGTAGGTGAAGAAGTCGAGCTCGAACTTTTTGAGAAGAAAGATATCTTTTATACCGTAGACTGGAGCGGAGGTCTCACACTTTATCAATACGACGAAGAGGCAGCGGAGCTGGCAAAGAGTGAAGCTTCAAAGCCTAGTGAGTTTGACGAGCAAAGGAAAGCAAGAGAAGCTATAGACAAAGTAAAAGAGATCCTGGATAAGCAGCTTATAGATTTCTTCTCATACCTTGCTAAAGAGGAAGTAGATAAACAGGCTGATTCAGACTACGATATTTGCGACGTCAATCTCCTCTGGGAAGCTATCGTATCTGTACTAGGGTCATATTCTCTTGATCTTGAAGGAGCCTTAACTAACTTCTTTGACTGGGATAACTACGAGCAAGAGGAAGTAAAGAAAAAGCTTTCCCCGGCTCTCTATATGGGACTTGTCCTTGCAGATGCAGCTATAGACTATAACACAAGAGACTATAGAGCAGTATTCGACCAAAAAGACGCAAAAGACATAAACGAGATTATTGATGCTCTCTCAGAGGTATTCTCATTTACGATAGACGATGAAGACGGACAGATAGCAAAACTCCTTGACGGAACGTTAGAACATTATAGGGAGGACAAGTGATGAATTATAAAAAGCTAGCCTTTCTCTTGATAGGGATTCTTTCGGGGATCCTTATCGGGGTAGGCTTAATAGGCGCAGGAGTATGCGACGCAAAGAAAGTAAAGCAGTATATCGGCAAGTATTACATATCAACGTACAAACCTTCCGACTCTTCCCAGAACGGGCACGACACAGCATCCGGCAAAAGAGCGAAGTCAGGAAGAACCGTAGCTGTTGACAGAAAAAACCCGGTCGCAAAGATGGGATCAAAGGTTCATATTAACGGATTTGGAGACCGTATCGTAGAAGATACCTGAGGCTTTGGAAGATTTAACAACGGCCTAAGAGCCTTTGATATCTTCATAGAAAACCATGAAAGAGGTGGACTGTTCTACCGTAAATGCTACATATACCGGAAAGAAACAAAGAAAGAAAAGCTTAAACGCCTCGAGCACGAACGAAAGAAGCGGCAGCGGGGCACGTTTACTCTTAAGTTTGACGAAAGCCTAAAGCCCTGGCAAGTGATAACAGATCCTGACTACATCAAGGGTGGCTGTATATCTTTCGGCGGTGGATGGTTTGAAGTTAAAGACACCAAGAGAGGTTTAAAGAACACGATACTTGTCGGAGATCCGCTTATCAAAGACATGTTGCTTAAAGTACGCCTTGATATGGTCGAGGAAGGAGCTGTTGGATGACAAGAGAAGAAGCAATAGAATTTATTGCGCAATCAGTAAAAAGTGATGTTGATATGGCGAAGATAGCAGATGCAATCAAAGCATTAGAGTTAGAATCCTGTGAGGATGAATATATCAAAGTTCCTAAAAAGGCATTGAAATACAGAACAGCAGAAATAGTAGCATATAATGTCGAATGGCTAAAGAAACATTTCGATATGGAACGAGCTGTTATCTTTGCAGAACTAGCAGAAAGTGAGGTAGAAGAATGTCACTGAATTATTTATGTAGTCACGATATATCAGATGATGACTGCAACAGATGTTGGATACACGGGATCACCTACAGATGTCCTGAAGGATGTCCGGATTTTAAGGATGTGAGAAAAGAGATGCCACCTGAGGTATCGAGGGAAAGAAATCGACTTATGGAAAAGTTTGATATTAAAGATGATCCGAGATGGGATAAGGAAAGCGAGGTAACGCCATGAACAGCTTTATTGAGGATCAAAGACGACTAGCCACCGAGGAATTGAAGACCGTCATAGCACTGCTACTCGGACTAGGAGTCAATCCGGTTGAGATTGAAGCAGTAGTAGACGACGCGCTCTACCTGAAAGGAGAATGATTATGAATGAGATTCAGACCTTTAGTGAAGCTACGCTTGGATCTGTACGCACGACGATTATCAATAATGAGCCATACTTCGCAGGTCGAGACGTAGCAGGAATACTCGGTTATAAGAATATAAGCGACGCTTTATCGAAAAAGGTTGATCCTGAAGACAAGGGGGTAGCAAAATGCGACACCCTGGGAGGAATACAGGACATGACATTTATCAACGAGTCCGGCCTATACTCTCTCATACTCTCCTCTAAGAAGCCTGAAGCAAAACGCTTTAAGCGCTGGATAACTTCGGACGTCTTACCGTCTATCCGTAAAAACGGTGCATACGCTACAGAAGACACGATAGATAAGATCATAGCAAACCCTGAGTACGGTATAAAGCTCTTACAGTCGTTAGCAGAAGAACGAGCTAAACGTCAGACGCTTGAAACGGTTGTAGCAGCTAAAGACCAACAACTACTCGAGATGAAGCCTAAAGTATCGTACTACGATGTAGTCCTTAACTGTCCGGACCTTATCGAGATAACAAAGATAGCGAAGGACTACGGATGGAGCGGAGCTAAACTTAACCAGATACTTCATGATCTGGGAGTATAGTTTAAGACCGCAGACGGTCAATGGCTCCTATACCAGAAGTACGCAGGAGAAGGTTATACAGCAACAAGAACACACCTTTACACCGATTCTTCAGGAATGGAACGCTCCAGGATCCATACGTACTGGACGCAGAAGGGAAGACTTTTTATCTATGATCTTCTCAAAGAACACAGCTTCCTACCTGAGATCGAAAGAAATGATACTGACGACTGGTACAACATAAAAGGAGAACAACATGTGTATATGCAGTAAATGTGCAAATAGGTGTCTCTGGGACTTTGAACTTCCTAAAGACGTTTGCAAAGTGACCGCTGAGCCTATCAAAGCGACAAGAAGGGCTTGCGACCTTTTCGTAGACATGGAGGATCCGTTCGGACTTAACAAAAACGAAAACAAGGAGGCTCCGGAGAATGAGTAAAGGATATATCGAGGCAGCGGGGCTATATAAGATTTTCGACCAAGTATTAGAGGATATGCCTAATGTACCGTGGGAAAATCAATTCAAGAACTACGTTAAAGCGGTTAAGAAGATGGCTTCAAACCTTGAACGACACGAAGTAAAACACTGTCCGAAGTGCGGAGCAAAGATGGAGGTAGCGAATGACGATAACCTATATTCCGTCTGAGTTTGGCTCTCCGGATAAAGACGGTGACTATGAAATAAAGCGAAAGATTAAGAACGACAAAAGGTCATTTACCATCAAATGCAGAGCAAAGCGTATAGGTGGGAGTTGGTACACGATGGATAACAAAAGGCTAAGACCTGAAGAGGTTATAGCGTGGGGCAGAAAGGAGATATCATGAAAAAGAGAACTAAGCTTAATAAACCCATAACGACCGTTAAGCAGGAAGGCGTTGTTACGATTCCCCTAGAGGAATATAACAAGCTTAAGTCAGATATCAGAGACTTATCAAGCGCGGTTGATGCTTTAACAGGAGTAAACGAAGAGATCAGAGCACTCTATAAAGACACTCAGAAAAAGCTTCGAGAGACAAAGAGTAAGTATGATTCAGCCATATTAACCATAAAGCAATTAAGGGAGGGCTAAGATGCACTGGGGGTTTGGCAACAGCGTTAGTGACTGTCCGTGGTTTATTCGTGAAGGCATTAAGGAGATCACGTGCGTAGGCGTAGAAGTTGGTACGTTATCTACATACAAGTTTGACTCCGAAGAAGAAAAGATAGCCTTCCAGAAGAAAAAATGTTTCCCGGGTTGCGAAAGATGTTTCGTAGCAAAGGAGCTTGAAAGACTGTCAAAGTAATTTACTCCCGATTGGGAGGAAAGCTAACCGCAAGATATAGTATCATCAAAGCAAGATGTTATTCTCGAAAGGAGTGTATTCATGAGAACGCTTGCTTTTACGGTGACCGGTCAACACATAACCGGATCCCCTATCTCCGACCTTATCGGAAATACAAAAAACTACGTAGAGGCCGCCTTTACGCTATCCTCTGAATGGGACGCGTATTCTCTAAAGGTGGCCGTTTTTACTGCAAACTCGGTATCGTATGATGTTATCTTAGACTCAAACAATAAGGCTAAGGTGCCTGATATCGCACTTGCAGGAGATAAATTCACGGTTGGTCTTATCGGCGGTGGAAATGGAACGAGATACACCACAGATACAGCAGAGGTACGCGTCGAGGAGTCGGTAAGAACTAGGCCGCCCTACGACGCTATCACTATGTATGATTCTCTGGAAGAAGCTATCTCTGATCTCCAGGACGATGTATCAGACCTCGACGAGGGAAAACAGCCAAAGACACTTGAAACGCCTCTTACGATAGACGGATCAGAGGAAACTACGGTTGAAGGAGCTCTCGGAAAGCTAAACGATAGGGCGGTTGTATTTGACGACGCCTTGTCAGATTCTTCAGAAAACGCCGTACAGAACAAAGTCTTAAAGGCTATCATTGACACGTTGCAGGCTCAGGAACTTGATACACCACTTACCATAGGCGGAGTATCAAGAACGACCGTAGAAGCTGCGCTCGGCGCTCTTCTTGCGGTTATTCCGACCATAGACGCTTCACTCGACTCTACATCAACAAACGCGATTATGAATAAAGCCGTTAAGGCTGTGATAGATACCAAGCAGCCTTCGACACTTGAAACGGCCGTAACGATTGGCGGAGTATTAAAAACTACTGTTCAGGAAGCCTTAGCTGCTATTGCTACAGTCTTAGCAGCTCAGACAACCATTGATACCACATTAGACGATACTTCAGAGCATGCGGTACAGAATAAAGCTATCACAATAGGCATAAACGCAAGACAGCCTAAGACACTTGATGCAGCCATTACAGTAAATGGCACCCAGTATACCACGGTTGAAAGCGCGTTAGGAGCTATCAATACTCTCCTTGCTAACCACTTAACCGCTCAGGTAGCAACATCAGGAGGCGTTCACGACTTTAGAAAAGATCCGGACTCGAACGACCTTCAGTATTACGACGAGTTAACTCAGGCTTGGATCACAATTCCTACCGGAGGAGGAGGAGGCGGATCCGTTACGGTTGACTCTGCTCTTTCAACCTCTTCTGTTAACCCGGTACAGAACAAAGTCTTAACAAATTACATGTATGACTATCTACAGACAAAGGCTTTATCTAGCTCTATGACTATAGGCGGTCAGACTATAACAAGCGTAGAAGCGGCGCTTACCGCTCTTCTTGCAATTATCCCGACCATTGATAGTGCGCTCTCCTCTTCGTCTGAGAACGGAGTGCAAAATAAGGTTATCAAGTCTGCTCTGGATGATAAGCAGCCTTCAACCTTATCTTCTTCAATGACGATAGACGGAAACGCTATAACGACGGTTGAAGCCGCACTTACAGCACTTAATACGCTGGCAGCGGGTAACAAAACAAATCTCGGAAGTCACACTACAGCAACGATACTCTCGGCAGCGGGAGTACACGGTTTGAGATATTATTCAGACAAGCTCCAGAAGTATAACTCTTCTACCGAAGACTGGGACGACATAACGACCGGAGGAGGCGGAGGAGATGAAGAACGACTCGGCAAGATAGATCAGAATATCCTTGCGCTCGCCCTGGCCCTTGCCCTTTACCAGCAGGCAGAGGTTGTGGGTACCGCTGATAATATCGTCGTCGAGATCTTCGATGATACTTCGGGCTATATTATTGTGAAGGGAGCGTTTGACTCAACAAACCACAGATTATACGCATGAAACACGTTGCATATAGATCGAGCGGAGACTACGACATATTGCAGAAAGCAAAGGAGCTTGCGGGATACACATTAAGGATCACGAATAATGAGAAAAACTTTCCGAAAAGATATAGATTCTCCGTCGTAAATAAGATTCAAGATAAAATGCTTAACATTCTCGATTGCTTAGTCATGGCATACGAGATATACCCAAACTCTAAATTAGAGCTTGATAAAAGGATCCTCTATCAGAAAGAAGCAAGAGCAGGCTTAAGATCCTTAATGCTCATGGTAGAGGTAGCTGCAAACACATTTGAGATCAAGGCGTCAACATTTGCATATTGGACCGATAAGACAGTAGAGCTAAAAGATCATGTTTCCGGATGGATAAAAGCAGATGTAAAACGCTTTGAAAAATATAGGGGAGCCGACTAATACTCAGAATTCGCCGTGGAATTGGTGGCTGCGCACTCCGAACTCCGGCAACTCGAATAATGCGCGCAATGTCAACACGGACGGATCGCTCAACAACAACAACGCGTTTAACGGGAACAATGGAGTGTCGCCCGATTAGGTGTAAAGCTCGACCGAGTAAGCATATAGCCGAAAGCATAGCACACCACATAAGGAGGAGGCTTCCCTGACTCGTAGAGTCAAAACAATGAACACTGACGCCCGATGCCGAAGGAGTACCGGACTAGCAATAGGAAAGAAGGTAAGCCGCGCTGCCATCTAACCTGCAAGCAGTGCGACGGCGCGGCATTTTTCATGTATGAAAAGCTGATAGACTTTGACAATTTATATAAAGCACACCTTTCTTGCAGGAAAGGTAAGAGATGGAAGGAGAGCGCCGCGATTTATGATCTACGCGGCTTGGAATGTACCTTGTATCTCCAGAAGCTTATTATCTCCGGGGACTACAGACTATCTCCGTATAACTGCTTTACGATAAACGAAAGAGGCAAAGAGAGAAATATAAAATCTATCAAGTACCACGATAGAGTCGTTCAAAAATGTTTAATGGACGAGATTATAACTCCGATCATCACGCCTTCTTTTATCGAGACAAATTGTGCAAGCTTAAAGGGTAAAGGTACAGACTTTGCCTTAAAGAAGTGCAAGGAACTATTACAGGCAGAAGTCAGAAGAAATGGTGTAAACGGTTACGTCTTGGTATGTGACATGAAAGGATATTTCGATTCTATCCCACATGACCTCATAGAAAAGATGTACGAGAAGAAGATTGACGATGAAAAGATACTTGATCTGATTAGACATATACACGCTTCTATCCCCGGAGGAAGAGGAGAGCCGCTAGGTAACCAGCTTTCACAAAATGACGCACTCATGGCCTTATCTCCATTGGATCACATTATCAAGGAGAAGCTCCACATTAAAGGCTATATCCGATATATGGATGATTTTCCTCTGATACACCATGACAAGGAATACTTAAAACGCTGTAGAAAAGTGATTGAAGATTGGGTGACGCCCTGGGGAATGAGACTAAACGAAAAGAAAACTAAAATAGTCACCATGCGACAAGGGTTTGACTTCTTAGGTTTTCACTTTTACGTAACACCTACCGGCAAGGTAGTTATGAGATTGCTAAAGAAAAGCATTATCCATCACAAGAAGAAGCTTCACAAGATGGCTAAACTATATCACGAAGGCAAGGTTGATATCAAGGCCTGCAAAGAAGCACATAACGGATGGAAGGCTCACGCTTCAAGAGGCGACACCTACTATCTGATACGAAAGATGGATAAGCTTTTTGATGAATTATTCAAGGAGGCAGAAAATGAGTAAACTATTATCTACCCTTCCCGCCGGTACTTTGGTTAAAGACACTAACACAAAGTACAATAACGCGACTATTATCTGGCGCGTATTGGGACATAACCACGACGGACAGGGAACAACCTCTTTAGAGGCAAGGGATATTATAACCCTTAAGTGTTTTGATGCAAAAGAGCCGACTAACTCCGACTCAAACAGACAAAACTACGGAAATAACCGCTATCTACACTCAAACATCCTACAGTGGCTTAATTCAGATGCTGCGGCTAATGCGTGGTACAGTGCTCAACACTCAGCAGATCAGAAACCTGATTCTTCGAACGTATGGGCGCAAAGTGGTACGCCAATAAACCCATACGACACAGAAGCAGGATTCTTAAGCAATTTCTCAGCAGACTTAAAGGCCGCGCTCCAGACAGTCTCAAAAGTAACCGCAAAAAACACTGTGACAGACGGCGGAGGATATGAGACGGTATCAAGCAAGGTCTTTCTTCTGTCTACCACTGAAGTAGGCTTGGCAAATGAGAACAACGTAGCAGAAGGCAGTATTTACGCATACTATCAGGCAGATAACACAAATAACAGAAGGCTTAAAAACCTTGCTACAGGAGCAGAAGGAAACTACTCCGGCGCTAGTTCGCCGTGGTATTGGTGGCTGCGCACTCCGTACTCCGGCAACTCGCGTTATGCGCGCTGTGTCTACACGGACGGATCGCTCAGCGGCCACGACGCGTTTGGCGGGTACCGTGGAGTGTCGCCCGCTTATGTTCTTCTTTCTTCTGTGACGGTTTCAGATAACCCAGATTCGGATGGCGCGTACATTATCGAGTGGAACGCCCCACCGGTAGTACACGTTGACTCGGACACACTCGGAGATAAGAACAAGCCTTTCTCCTTTGACTATTCTATCACGGATGCCGACGGAGACACGGTAACAGCAAACATAAAACTTGACGGTACGACGATAGTAAGCGACTTCACAGTAGACCAGACACAGACCTACACTTGCTCGATTACCGAAGCGCTCTTCCGCCCTCTTGCGACCGGAAACCACACGGTAAAGATTACAGCCACAGACTCAAATAATGCAGTAACAGAAAAGAACATAACTTTCAATCGCATTAACTCGGTTGTATCTATATCCGGATCAGACGGAAGTAAAGGTAACATCTGGTTAGTGCCTACTCTCACATATCAGGTATCAGATACCGGAGAGACGCCCTGTAGTGTTGTAGAAAAGATTGATAACACAACTACGGCTACAAGATCGAACGTATCACTTGATACAGATATTACCGTCGACATGACGACCTTCAGTCAGCTTACCGATGAACAGCAGCACACCATAGAGATAACAGCTACAAACGCAGACTCTCAGTCGGCAGTCAGAACTTGGACCTTCACAAAACTTTACGACAAGCTTCAGTTTTACTCTCAGACAGTAAACACAGATGCAGCCGCAAAGAAGATCCATGCAGTAGTTGATTATGTGAAGACCGGATCTCCTACACTGAAGGTTGAAGTCTCAAACGATGCGGCGGCTATATCTCCTACCTGGGAAGATGCAACCACAGAAGTTTTAGCCGGTGATGTATACGAGTTTGTAAACAAGCCTGCTTCAGACTTTGGCGTAGCACTTAGGATCACTCTTACAAAGAACGCAAATACAGAGAGAGTCTATGTGAGAGACTTTGGCTTCTCTTACGCGTAAAGGAGGACTTATGAGACACATCATAAAGACGCCTCTATCTGAGGCACAAAACCACGTAACAAAAGAACAGCTTGAGCAGAATATCACGGATCTCGAAATTGAAAATATCGAGAATCAGCAGGATATGACAGACATGGATATCCGTATTGTAGAGCTTGAAGAAAAGATAGGAGGCTAAAATGAATCACTCAAAACAGTTTGACAAGTACAAGAAAAGATATGAGCGCGGAGGCTGCACAAAAGAGCAGCTCCATAGACTCACAGAGTTAGGCGTACTCACTCCCGAGGAGTATGAGGAAATTACAGGAGATCCTTACCAGTGAAACAAACAAATTATGAAAAGCTCGTGCTTCCGAAACTAGATATCATCGAGGGTTGGGCTAGGAATGGCTTAACCCTTGAAGATATTGCACACAATTTAGGTATCGGAAGGACGACTTTTTATAAATATACGCAAAAACACAAGGAGCTAAAAGAGGCGCTCGAACAGGGAAAAGAAGTAGCGGATATCAGAGTAGAGAACGCTCTATACAGACGAGCAGTAGGCTATTACTCCGAAGAAGAACAAATAGTCATGGCAAAGGATTCGGACGGAGAGACGCGCCCTGAGATAGTAACAAAGAAAGTCTACCACAAGCCCGACGTAACAGCTCAGATATTCTGGCTTAAGAACAGACGCCCGGATAAGTGGAGAGATAAAGTAAATGAGTTTGAAGCAGAAGAGACGCAGAACTTAATTATGATCGCGCCGGTAAAGGAGAAAAATGAGTAATGTTTTCTGGAAGCCGCAGCCCAGGCAGAGCGAGTTTCAATCTCGCCCGGAGTGGGAAGCATTATATGGAGGAGCCGCCGGAGGTGGTAAATCAGATGCCTTACTTACGGAAGCCCTTAGACAGGTTCATATCCCAAACTATAAAGCCATCATCTTTCGTAAAACCTTTCCGGAAGCAAGAGAACTCATAACCAGAAGCTACGAGCTATACAAAGTAGCTTCACCGAAAGCTAGATATAACGGTACAGAGCATTGTTGGACGTTTCCTTCTGGAGCTCGAATATATTTCGGATCCATGCAAAGGGAACAAGATAAACATAAATACCAAGGTCAGGCATACGACTTTATAGCCTTCGACGAGTTGGAGCATTTCACGTGGGAAGAATACTCCTACATGTTTTCACGTAACCGTCCTTCAGGTCCCGGTACACGATGCTATATAAGGGCTACAGCTAACCCCGGAGGAAAAGGTCACGCATGGATAAAAGACAGATTCATTACAGCAGCGCCGCCGGGTACAACCATCATAGAGGAGATGGAAATAAAAGGACCGGACGGAAAAACTATCACCATGACGCGCGACAGAGTCTTTATTCCGGCCACGGTCTATGATAATCAAAAACTCCTTGACAATAACCCACAGTATCTCGCTTCTCTTGCCATGCTACCTGAAGCGGAGAGAAACGCTCTCCTTTACGGAGATTGGAACTCGTTTTCGGGCCAGGTCTTTACAGAATGGAGAAACGATCCGGATCACTACGACGACCAGAGATGGACTCACGTTATCAATCCTTTTCCGATTCCGAAAAACTGGAAGATCTGGAGAGGCTACGACTTCGGATATGCAAAACCTTTTTCGGTTGGTTGGTATGCTGCCGACGAGTACGGAAAGGTATACCGCATAAGAGAGTTTTACGGTTGCACCGGTGAGCCTAACGTAGGTCTTAAGATAAACCCGGTTGAACAGGCAGCAAGGATAAAAGAGATAGAGGACTCCGATCCTAACCTAAGAGGAAGAAATATCATAGGCATAGCGGATCCTGCTATCTGGAACGCGTCTACCGGAGAGTCTATAGCGGAGATGATGGAGAAAGCACCGAACTTCATCTCATTTAGTCCCGGAGACCACGAGCGTATAGATGGGAAAATGCAATTCCACTATAGGTTAGCTTTCGACGAAGAAGGATATACGATGTTTCAAGTATTTAATACTTGCAAACACTTCATCAGAACTATACCATCACTCGTTTATGATGAATCAAATGTAGAGGATATTGATACTGACACAGAAGACCATATCTACGACGAGTGCAGATACGTTTTAATGGACTCTCCTATTAGTCCGCGTCAAAACGTAGTCAGAAAGATAAGCGGAGACGATCCGCTTGATCTACATACAAGAAAGAGCGATAACGTAGTATTCTACCGCATTTAAGGAGGAAACCATGAAAACAAAGAAACTTACCCCTAAAGAGATGGAACTTCTCGAAGAGGAAGTAGCAGAAACGCCCGAAGAGACTAAAGAGGAGACGGAAGAAGCCACTGAAACAGAAGTAGAGGATGAAGCTCCGGTCAGATTCCTTAATAATCTCACAAAGGACGATCTCCACAAGGCAAAAGGACGCTTAAGAACATATAAGGACAACAAAAAAGACTTAGAGTGGCGTATACGTGCTAACGAGGAGTGGTGGCGCTTAAGACACTGGGCTATCACTCAGGATCTTAAGACCAGAGAAGAAAAGAACATGGCCGAGCCTGTGTCGGCGTGGTTGCACAACTCAATCAACAACAAACACGCAGATATCATGGATAACTACCCGGAGCCGATGGTATTACCTCGCGAAGAGTCAGACGATCCCGCAGCAAGGGTTTTAACATCTATCCTTCCTGTAGTCTTAGAGTACAACAAGTATGAACAGGTCTATTCAGATGCCGGATGGTACAAACTTAAACAGGGTTGCTCAGCTAAGATAGTCGGATGGAACTCAAAGAAGAACAACGGACTCGGAGATATTGATATCCGTAGAGTTGATCTCTTAAACCTCTTCTGGGAGCCGGGCATATCAGACATTCAGGAAAGTAGAGATATCTTCCACGTGCAGTTAGTAAATAATGACATTTTGGAAAGTGAATATCCTGACCTCTTAAAAGAGTCAAACGAGGTAGGAAACAAAGAGATTGACCTCACAAAGTATGTAGCAGAAGACGGTATCGACACCTCAGATAAGACCGCCGTCATAGACTGGTACTACAAGCAGTTTAACGGAACAAGGGAAGTATTACACTACTGTAAGTTTGTAGGAGATACTATCCTTTATGCGTCTGAGAATGATCCTGAATATGCAGAGAGAGGCTTTTATGACCACGGAAAATATCCGTTTGTTTTCGACAAGCTCTTTGTCGAGGAAGGAAGCCCGGCAGGATTCGGATATATTGATATCATGAAGGATCCTCAGATGTATATTGACAAGATGCAGCAGACAATACTTGAAACCTCTATCAAGGCAGGAAAGCAAAGATATTTTATGTCCGATGCTGCAAACATCAATGAAGAAGAGTTTAACAACTACTCAAAGGAGATTATCCATGTAGCCGGTACCATTGATGATAGACACATAGCTCCTCTTAATCAGATCCAGGTATCAGGAGCAGTACAGAACATCTTGTCATTTAAGATTGACGAGCTTAAAGAGACTTCCGGTAACCGAGACTTCTCTCAGGGCTCTACGCAATCTGGCGTAACCGCGGCTACAGCTATTGCCGCTTTGCAGGAAGCAGGATCTAAACTTTCGAGAGATATGATCCGCGGTACCTATAGAGCCTTCCAGGAAGAATGTGAGCTTGTTATAGAGCTGATACGTCAATTCTACGACGAGCCGAGGCAGTTTAGGATTTTAGGTAAACAGGGCGAACAGGAGTTTACAGAGTTTTCAAACAGAGACATTAAACCACAGGAGCAGGAAGACGCCTTCGGTGTAGAGATAGGATCACGTATACCGGTATTTGATGTGACAGTCTCCGCGGCTAAAAAGTCTACATACTCGAGAATGAGTCAGAATGAGCTTGCGCTTCAGTTCTACGACAAAGGCTTCTTTGCTCCGGGAAACGCCGATGCTTCCATAGCTTGCCTTGATATGATGGAGTTTGAAGGCAAAGAAAAGATTATCAAGAAGATCGAGGACAACGGCACTCTCCTTCAGCAACTACAGATGATGCAGGAGCAGTTAGCACAGCTCCAGGCAGCGGTAGGACTCGCTCCTCAGATGCAGGGCGTTAACCCGGGAGATATGAGAAACCACAGAGGAAGCGCCGACATGAACGCAGATAATCTAGGTGGAGCTACACCACGTAGCGAACGCTTAGAGGGCGCAAAGGCTCAGGCTAAAGGAATGGCGGAAGTATGATAAGAATTAAGATAAATGCGGCAGCGGGTGCCTATGATTTGATTATCAAAGGACACGCTGACTATGCAGAACACGGTAAAGACATAGTTTGTGCGGCTGTATCTACACTCTTTAACACCTTCTCTATCATCCTGAAGGAGTGTAAAGATGTTAAGGAGTATGCAGAGAAGATAGCTCCCGGCGACTCCAGAATAACAATGAGTTACAGATACAGCCCGGTTATAGGTGCATATATTCACGCGATAGAAACCGGCTTAAGGAATATCGCAGAAGAGCACCCAGATAATGTATCAATGGAGTAATTTACTCCCAATCGGGAGGAAACCTACTTACTCTTTTTGATAAGATTAACATGACGCGAGGGATAGACCTCAGATTTGCTATAAGCTGACACCGGAGAAAGATCCGAGACTAGACGCGCGGGAGAGACCGCAGGAGGTATCTTATGAGAGATACGTTTAACCTTCAGCTTTTCGCAGATGGCGGAGATGCCGGCGGAGAGGCAGGAGAAGGAGCACAGGCACAGTCTGAAGCTCAGGAGACACCAACAGCGGAAGCAGAAGCTAACGCTCAGATCGACCACGCTAAGCAGTGGCAGGACCTTATTAACGGAGACTTTCGAGACGACTATAAAAAGTCAATCGACAATCAGCTTAACAGGCGCTTCAAGGCGACTGAGGAGCTTAAAGGTCAGCTCGAGTCTATCAGAAAGATATCTGATTTCTTTGCTCAGAGGTACGGCCTCGATGCAAATGACTATGACGGTATCTTGGGAGCTGCACAAAACGATGATGCGTTATTCGCAGAAGCGGCAGCGGAAAGAGGGCTTACTACAGAGCAGTACAAAGAAGTACGAAAGCTGGAGTTTGAAAACAGACAGCTTCAGGCCGAGAGAGAAAAAGCAGAAGCGGAAGCAGAAGCAGAGAAGATTTACTCCGAGTGGGTACGTCAGGCAGACGCCCTCAAAGAGAACTTCCCTAACTTTGACTTAAGAAGCGAGATGGAAGATCCCGACTTCGTACAGATGCTTCAAAACGGAGTATCAGTGGAACACGCCTTCAAGGTCCTTCACATGGACGAGATTATGGGTGGACTTGCGACCTACACGGCGCAGAAAGTCGCCTCCCAGGTAACAGAAGGCATAAGGGCAAAAGGAATGAGACCTACCGAAAACGGTATAGGCCATACATCACAGCCAGTCAAAGAAAAAATAGATGTCTCCAACCTTACACTCGAACAGATAAAACAACTTGAGGAACGGGCGAGACATGGTGAAAGGATCGTGTTATAGCCCGAGATTAGGAGGCTATAATGTTTAAGTTTAATCTTCAGTTGTTCGCTAACCCGAACACCAACGTAACTACAGCGCAGGGAATGTCGCCGGAGATGCGCACATTCTACGAGAAGCAGCTTATCAAGACCGCGGAGCCGGACCTTATCTTCGATCAGTTCGGACAGAAGGCACCGATCCCGAAGAACGGCGGAAAAGAGATCCAGTTCAGAAAGTTTAACCAGCTTGCAAAGCAGCTCACACCTCTTACCGAGGGCGTAACCCCGGACGGTCAGACCATGACCACATCAGAGGTAAAGGCTACCGTAGCACAGTACGGCGGTTATGTAACGCTTTCCGATGTTCTCGAGCTGACCGCTATCGACAACAACGTAGTGCAGGCTACAAACGTGATGGCTTCTCAGGCAGGCCGCACACTTGACACCGTAACACGTGACGTCGTATCAGCAGGATCAAACGTCTTCTACGCTCCGAAGATCGTTTCAAACGCAAAGGTAGCAGTAGCAAGCCGTTCAGCTATGGACGCTACATCAGCACTTGACGTAGATTCCATCATGAAGGCAGTTGCTTTCCTTCGCACACAGAACGCTCCGAAGATCGACGGAAGCTATATCGGTATCGTTCATCCGTACGCAGCTTACGACCTTCGTAAGGATCCGGACTTCGTAGAGTGGAACAAGTACACCACTCCGGAGAAGATGTGGAACGGAGAGATCGGTAAGATCGGTGACGTTCGCTTCATCGAGAACTCTGAGGCAAAGATCATCAACGATGGAACAGCTACAAACCCGACTTGTCCTTCATACTCAGATGGAGGCACAACGAAGTACATGTCTGTATTCTGCACGATGATTCTCGGAGCAGACGCCTTCGGTGTAACCGAGGTAGAGGGTGGCGGACTCCAGCATATCGTTAAGCCTCTGGGAGCAGGAGAAGATCCGCTCAATCAGAGAGCTACAGTCGGCTGGAAGGCCCTGAAGGTTGCAGAGCGTCTCGTAGACGCATACATGGTACGTATCGAGTCAACCGGTGCGTATGCTAAGACAGCAGCCGCAAACTAAGACCATGACGCCTGCGACGCTTTCGGGCGCCGTGGGCGTATACTTACAAGGAGGATATCATGGCAGGTAAAAAAGAAGAAGTAGCTGAGGCTACAGAAGCAAAAGAAGAAGTAGCTGAGGCAAAGAAGACCACAAAGAAAGCAGATCCCGATTGGGAGCTGGTAAAGATCCAGCTTTTCAAGGATAACGACAAGTATAAGGATCCTGTTTTCGTGGCTATCAACGGTCAGTCGTGGCTTATCGAAAGAGGAAAAGAAGTCACAGTGCCGGCTTGTGTGAAGAAGGTACTCGACTGGCAGATTGCCGAGGATCAGAGAAACTCCGAGACAGAGTAAGAAAATGGCGGGGGGCTAAGCTCCCCGCATATATTAAAAAGGGGAAACCTTATGACACTTTATGAAGCGATAGATAAAGCGGACTCTCTCTATCCGAACATGTTTACCACAACACAAAAGATAGAGTGGTTATCAGAAATTGATAATCAGGCGTATGAGGAAGTATTGCTAAACGCAAAAAAGAATTGGAAGCCCGCTATCACGATAGAGACTATAGACGGAGTAGAGGTAGAAAAGGAAGATCCACAGCGCCTTGTACCGGCTTTCGAGTTTGAGGGTTACGACGAAACCACGCCGGAAGAAACTCCGCTCTTAATGGATGATCTGTACGCTTCGGCGTATGTAGATTTTCTCATATCAAGAATGGAATACTATAACCATGAAGTAGCAGCAAGCAACAACGCTATCACGGTTTTTAACGGTAAATATAGCTCCTGGGCTGCATGGTACAGAAGAAAGTATGAGCCCATAAGAAGAAAGGTTATGAAGATATGATCTTCGATGTATTAGAGCCGGTACCCTCTCAAAGAGACTATATCCAGTCTTTCGGAGGGTATAACAGGAACGAAAGATGCGAACAAAACGAAAGCTTCGACGAGACAAACATCTCGTCGGACCTTTTTCCTAACCTCTCACCGAGAACAAAAAGAACAATATTCGATACACAAGCAGACGTAAAAGGGCTTCATGTAAACAACGGTCTTATTATGATTAAGGCCGCTGGAGACAATGACGCTCTTTTTCATGATGGAGTACAAAAACACACTCTGGCTAAACTGAGTGATCGTATGATGTGTTCTATGGGAGCCTTTGTTATTATCTGGCCGGATAAAGTAAAGTATAACTCTTCGGACGGAACTTTAACGGATCTTTGCTCCTCATGGACTACCGAAGGAAGTGTATCATTCCAGATGTGTAAAATTGATGGAACTACTATTTCGCCCACAGTAAGTAGTACAGCTCCTTCAAACCCCTCTTCCGGTGATTACTGGTTAGATACTTCTTCTACCCCGAACGCCCTTAAGGTATGGAGTGCGGATCAGTCGCAGTGGGTAGCGGTAGCGACCTCTTACGTTAAGATATCAGCTACAAATATCGGCAAGAACTTTGAGAAGATGGACGTAGTTAAGATATCAGGAGTAACCGGAACATACGCAGACACATTTAATACCGATATGTGTATCTGGGATAAAACAGATGATTCAATCGTAGTAACAGCTTTAATATCAACTACATTTACAAACACAGGCCTTCAGGTAAAGAAAGAGCCTCCTGAGATGGACTTTATCTGTGAACATGGTAACCGTATTTGGGGCTGCTCGTCGGCTAATCATGAAATCTACGGCTCTAAGCTTGGAGATCCTTCAAACTGGCGCTCGTATTTAGGACTGACTACAGACTCATACGCAGCCACAGTGGGAACGGATGGAGACTTTACCGGGTGTGCTGAGCAAGGCGGATCAGTGGTATTTTTCAAAGAAAACTATATCCATAAGCTTTACGGAACATATCCTTCAAATTATCAGATAAACACTTCTCCGGAGCCGGGAGTACAAAAGGGCTGTGAAAAGTCATTACAGATCATTGACGGACTCTTATTCTATAAAGCAGTAAACGGAGTAGCCTATTTTGAGGGAAGCTTCCCGAGATACATCTCAGATAAACTCGGAGACATAAGGTATAACGATGCTTCAGCGGGAGCATATAACGGAAAGTATTATATCCAGATGAAGCCCGAAGGCGGAACGGACTATATATTCTTCGTATATGATTCTAAGCGTAGAATGTGGCATATTGAGGACAAAGGAAAAACCTTCAAGCATTTCGTCGTACACAAAAACCGCTTAATGTTTTGGGATGGTACCTACATTCTGGCGGAAGGTAGCGCAAATGTGATAGACGGAACAACCTACAACCTTGAAGCAAGCGACGTCTCCTGGGAATGGGAATCAGGCATTATAGGCTTAGACTCACCGGACAAGAAGTTTATAGGTCAGATTATGCTAAGGCTTGCTATGGAGTTAGGAGCTACGCTTAACATAGACATTATGTATGACTCTTCTAACGAGTGGGAAAAGGCAGGATCTATAGCGAATAACTACCAGAAAAACAGACGACACACACAAGGCTATACAGAATTAAGGACGATAAACCTTCCTATAATTCCGAGAAGGTGCGACCACTTAAGGATCAGATTTAAGGGAACCGGCTTTACAAAAATATTCTCAATCGCAAAGACGATAGAAAGCGGAGGATCACAGTGAGTGTACTCGAGTATTCATACCAACCATCACTCAATATTGACGAGGTAAACAGACAAGTTTCCGCCCTCGTGGACGCTTGCAAAACAGCCTTGCTTGATTGCGCTTCGTCTCAGGCAGTAGAAGAAGTATCACTTAAAGCCGAACAGAACGGAGAACAAGCTGCAAGAAGGGTAGCCGAAATATCAGCAAGAGTAAACGAGACCTCTTCAAAAGTAAACCTTCTCGCTACCTACGACACGGCGCAAGGCACAATATCGGTTTCGGCAGCGCTTGTAAATGGTATAGCTCAGTCAAATATAGTTCTTTCCGGAGATCATATCATCCTTGACGGAGATGTAACTATAAGAAGCGGACAGAACGGTTTTTACCTAAGCGGCGGAAATATTGTCTCGAACTCTATAACTTCAACTCAAATAGCCACGGCAACCATTACGGCAAACGAGATAGCCGGGAACACGATCACAGCAGCAGAGATACACTCGGGAGCTATTACTACAGATAAGATAGCCACAGGAGCTATTACCGCGGACAAGATAGACGCGGGCGCGATATCGGTACAAAACCTCGTAAATGAGTATGGAAGTTCAATAACATTTGGAAGTGGTATATATATTCCCGGAACGTGGAGCACTTATATCGACGAATACGGCATTAAAACAAATAAAGCGTGTATTACGGAAATCGGAAGCTATATAAGCGGGTATATCAACGTTACCGCCGGATTATCAATAGCAGCCTCGGCCTCGGGCCTTACTGTTTGGTCGGAAACGGATTTACAAGGCCCCGTCTATGCGTCCGGAATAGCAGATGCCACGCACTCTACCGGAGCGCCGAACGTAAGAGTTGTGAATAATACAAATCAGCTTAAAATCGGAGATGGATCCTCGAGACGCTTCAAGCACGACATAAAACCGATAGAAGACAACGTACTCGATATACACAAGCTTTACGATATCCCTGTAATTCAATTTATATACAATGACGATTACCTCGACGAAGGAGATCAGAGATATGAACAAGCAGTACCTGGATTTATCGCAGAAGATATTCAAGAGATATATCCGGTAGCTTGTGACCTGGAAACAGACGGGCAAGCTCACGACTGGAATTATAGATTTATCATCCCTCCGATGCTTGCCCTCATTCAGGAGCAAAACAAACGTATAGAAAGACTGGAGGCCCTATATGGAGATAACTAAAGAGCGATTTATCATCAATCAGCTATCAGGAGAGATCGGAAGATTAAAAGCTCTCATAGCAGAAAAAGATTTTACTATACTTAGTTTAGATCAGCGTATAAGAGAACTCGAGAAGGAGGTAAACGATGGCAAAGAAGAAAAACAAACAAGGAACGATTAAGTCAAAGGCTACGGCGACGATATCAGGAAAACTACCTAGCACAATATCGGGCCTAGGCACGTCTCAGACAGCGGCTAACAATACTAGCACAAAGCCTACGACCTATAACACCACATACAATAAAACATACCAGGCAACCTCTCCTACCCAGATAGACGCCTATCAGCAGTCGCAGGCAGTTAAAGATGCAGAGAACAGATATAACGGATATCTGAACGGAGAAAACCGCCCAACCTACACTTCAAAATATGCCGACACCATAGCGGCACTTGCCGACAAGATCGCAAATAGAAAAGAGTTTTCGTATGATTTTAACGCGGATCCTCTTTATCAGAACTATAAGGACCAGTACACAAGACAGGCACAGCTCGGACAGACGAACGCTATGGGACAGGCAGCGGCACTAACCGGAGGTTACGGTAACTCTTATGCAGCGACCGCAGGGAACTTAGCGTATCAGGAGAACATGTCACACCTTAACGATGTGATACCGGAACTTTATAACGCCGCTATGAACAAGTATAACCAGGATCTCTCAAATCAGAGAGCAGATCTTTCTATGTATCAGGGACTTGAAGATACAGACTACGGCAGATATCGTGATTCTGTGGCAGATTACAACACAGACCGCGACTTCTACTCTCAGGACTACTATAACAAATCTAATCAGGACTACGGCCGGTATCGTGACACTGTGGCCGATACTCAGTGGAGAGACTCCTACAACCAGCAGGAGAACTCAACCGCCCAGAACTACAACTCGCAGGAACACTGGAACAACAAAAACTATAATTATCAGACTAAGCGAGATAAAGTGGCAGACAAGCAGTGGACGAAAGAGTTTAAGGAAAATCAAAGGCAGTTTAATAAAAATTACGAACTGTCAAAAAAAGGTAGAGCCTCCGGAGGATCCGGCGGAGGTGGATATAGAAGGTCCGGATCCGGTAGAAGTTCACACCTTACCAAAGATCAGGCGGGCATTTATGGAGCTATACGCAAGTTTAAGAACGGAAATTCCACTCAGGGCGAGATTGCGTGGAATACCATTAAACGCTTAGGCAAGCAGTATAATCTTGATGATTCTCAAATAGATTATCTCTACTACGAATACTTAGGATATGGCAGCGCTCCGGATCATAAGACAAGAGGAGTGAGCGGAGAGGTAAGAAACAACTCAAAGAAACAGAAGCTTCAGACGTGGGATGATGTACCCGAAAAGTATCAGAGCAAAGTTATGACCGCTCAGGCATATTCAAGAAACGTTCAGGAAAACCATGGCAAGTCAAAATACAAGAACTATCAGGCATACTTAAAGGCTATGGGTAAAAAGTACGGATTCTAAAAGGAGATCATAAATGGCTAGAGAATCGTTTTCAAGCTGGAATAAAAAGCAGAACAAGTACGAGGAGCAGGAGTTTAAGAGACAGGCAAAGGCTGAGGCTGCACGTGCTAAACAAATGAAAAAGGATGGCTACGTGCAGTCAGAGTCCGAAATTGGGGACACTAACATAAGACTTAACCATCTTTCGCAGATGGCAGCGGACATTAAAGCCAAGAACAAAAGAAACTCTCAGGCGTATAAGTCAGCAACCAAGCTCTTAAAGAGCGCCGTAAACTCAGAAAACAACTTAAGACAGTCTACACAGGGAAGGGTTAATAGCCCTTCCCTTACCCCATCTAGGAACAATCCAATTATAGGACAGAACTCATATTATAACCGTCTTCAAGATATGGCAACAAAGCGCAGAGAGTCACAATATACTCAGGCGGTAAATAAACAGGAACAGGACCGCAAGGCTTATCTCTACAAGTACGGAGATGTAGAGAACATGTCCGGAAAAGAGATATCTGATCGGATAAAGAAGCTTGAAAACGAGAAGGCACAAAGGGAAGCAGAGCGCCAAAGAGACTCACAGGTTAAAGGTAACGTTTCTTATGGCAGCGGTGCAGGCGGTGGAAACATATCCTCCATCCTTAACAATCGTGGCCTCTCGAAGTCTCAGCTCGAAACTATGTCAAAGCTCGATGCCGACGCAGACGACAAGCTCGAGGTTTACAGAAAAGCTCTCCCTTCGGCTACCTTACGAGACGAGGAAAAGAAACTTACTGATAAAGACAAAGAGAGAATAGAAAAGGTAGCAGACTTCGTAAGAGGAAGAGGCTCGGGCACCCGCATTATGGAACAAATGGGCGGAAATATTGGCGGAGCTTTAGCTAATGTGCGCGACGCTCAGGAAAGCGAAGCAAGGGCGACACTTGATGATCTTAAAAAGAAAGGCATAGACACCGACTATCTTGTAGACTCATACGCCATTATAAAGAACAATGCAGAGGCAGAAGCAAACGCTAAAGCTTCCGAAGACTGGGCTAAAGAATCAACCCTTAACTCTGTTCTTTCTTCGGCGGCCACAATTCTTGCTAGTCCGTTTACAGCTATCCAGGGCGCGACGGCAGACTTAAGCCATGCTGCAAGGAACGCCTTTTCTGACAAGCCTCTTCCGGTGGACCAGTCCTCCAGATGGGCTTCAAAGAATACCCAGGCAATAAGACAAGGAGTATCAGAAAAAATTGATAGTCCTGTATGGAGCTTTATTTACAATGCTGGAATGTCTACCGGTGATTCGGCTATGGCACTTTTAACAGGCTCAGCACTCGGCGGAGCTGCTATGGGATCTAAAGTAACTCAGGCTATAATGAGTGCGGGTGCTGCCGATCAGACATATAATGAGGCTTTAGACAGAGGGCTTGACGTAGGACACGCGCTGGCAACTGCATTAACCGCAGGCGTCGCAGAGTGGGCTACAGAAAAATACTCAATCGACGGACTTAAAAAGATGGCTTCCGCTCGCCCGGACAAGTTAAGAACAGCTATTATGAACATTGGAAAACAGATGGCAACCGAAGGCTCAGAGGAAGCCGCTTCGGATGTTTTTAACGCTATCGGAGATGCGATTATCAACGGTAAGAAGTCTGAGTTTAATCAGAAAGTAAAAGAATATAAAGCACAGGGCTTAACTCAGGAGCAGGCAAGAAAAGCAG